CAGATATGGTTATCCCTACCCTAGCATTAGCGCAAGCAATGAGTCCTGAAGTGGGAAAGAAAAGTGACCCTAAGCACATTAAAGGCTTAGAACTGGGCCATGTTTTCAATAAGCTGACAGGTGAGTTCTGGGACAGCGTTTTTGTGCTTAACCTCAAGTTTGAGACTGGGTTCACCATCTTTAAGAAGCGTGAGAACGGAAGTGGCTATGAAGGTAATCACCCAACTGAAGCTGCTGCTAACCAGCACATAGCAGATAACAATCTTATTGCTGAACACTACGACATTGTAGACACGGCGTTACACACTGTTGCTTTGCTAGATGAAAATGGCGAGAACCCAAAAGTAGCCCAAATCTACATGGCGGGTGCCAACAAAAAGATCTCTGATGCGTGGAATACTGCATTAGCAGGTTATAAATGTGATCGTTTCTCGACTGTTTGGGCGTTGTCCTCCGCTGAAGAGGCCAACAAAAAAGGCCAAAGCTACCAAGTGTTTAAAGCATCTATGGTAGGTTACGCTGACGAGAAATTGAACGCTGAAGCCCGCGCTACTTACTTTGCCATGCAAGGCATGACCGACCCTACCATCCACTAGGTAGTAGGTAGATACAAGCCATCCCTCGGGGTGGCTTTTTTAACTCTGGAGGAAATTATGACTAAATATGCAGCTGAAGTTCAATACACTGCCCAAGTAGTAATTCAAGCTGAAACAAAAGAAGAAGCCCAAAAGAAAATAGAGGCTATGGGTTTAGCATCTATTATGGAGACTTGTGAGGACTCCTTTTGGGGTATTAACCACATTGATAGTGTGCAGACGTATGATAAAGAAGCTAATCGTTTTATAGCGGCCTAAGCACCTCAATAAAAGCCATCCCTCGGGGTGGCTTTTTTATAGCTGGAGATAAAATGAACGAGCATAGCTACATCAAAGCCATACACAAAATGCTTCCCTCAACTGTGTACAAATGGAAGATCAACGATAATTTTCATGGTGGCGTAGCGGACGCGTATTACTCTGGCTCAGGTGGCGACCTGTGGATTGAGTATAAGTACGTGTCTAATCCTCCTAAGCGTTCCAGTACTGAAATGAAGACATGCCTGTCCTTGCAGCAATTGCATTGGTTAAAAAGCCGTCAAGAAGAAGGCCGTAAAGTGGCATTAGTGATTGGTATGCAAGCGCCTGAAGGAATGCGGTCTAAAGATAACCTGATCATCACTGATTTTAGTCAAAAAGTGACCATAGATACCTTTAGTAGTTCAGCTATTGACAAACGTGGGGTTGCTGAGTTTATAATGTCGTCATGCCTCGAAGAAGTGGCATAAGACAATCTACAATGAATGGGCGTAGATCCATACATTTATATAAACTACAGGAAGACACCCAATGGCCAAAGCGAGCTTACTCGTTGGAACCGATGCTTCGCCCGAAGCAGAAAGTCGAGCAGTCCAACGTATTCTCTCTATCTATAATCGCCTTAAAGCTGACGAAGGATTAAATCAAACCCTACTTGCCCAAAAAATGGGCCTCAAACAACAAAGTGCCATATCACAGTACTTCCTCGGTAAAGTTCCTTTGAACATGACTGCGGTTGTTAATTTCGCCCAGGCTATGAATGTCTCCCCTTCAGACATTTATCCTGAATTAATGGAACCAGTACGCACATCTTTTTACCCTAAAGTATCAATTGCTGTGCGCTACGCAATTAGAGGAAATCCTACCATTGACGCTATACAATCTGTTGAAGTCCAAGGAGACTTGGAACCTTACGCAGTACAGATTAATGTAGATGACTACCTACCCTACATAGCTAAAGACTCATTTATCGTATGCTCCAATCGTGTTAAACCACAATCTGGGGCTGAAGTGTTCGTAGAACTTAACGATGGAAATCGTTTTGTTGGACGCTTCTTCTATAGCGAAAAGGGAATTACGCAAATTCTGAAACTGCAAGACAATTGCATATATGACCTTCAAAGTGAAGATGTCATAGTTTGCGATATGGTGATTGGTACTCACCGACAAAATAACTGGGAGCTAAAATAATGTTAGTTCAAAATTTAAACAACAATCGAAGTCGTTCGATGTATTGGCACACGCAGTCTTGCTGGTGTTGGTGGATAATACATACTGACAACGACAAAGACTGTTGGCCGAAATGGAGTGTGTTAGAAAGCAAAATTAACTTTCTTTCATTCGGGTGCAATTCAACCTCAACATCGCCTCAAGGCCCCCCAGTTTAATAATCGACATCTTTTTTTTTCACCCCTCAATAGTAGTTGAGCTAATAGCGTAAGTACACAAACACACTGTAGGAGCCTCCATGTTAGACAGAGTAACCATAAGTAAGTTTTCAGAACTGTCAGGCTATACAGAAGTTGCTATACGCTCTAAAATCAGTGAAGGTGTCTGGCAAGAGAACGAGGTATTCTCCCGCGCACCTGATAATAGGATATTGATAAGTCTAGGAGGCTACGAAGCATGGGTAGACCGAAGAAGCAGCAGTTCACAAACGTCAGGGAAGTCTCTAAAAGTACAATCGAGATCGTCTTCCGCTACCCAACGCCCCAAGATCGGCAACGCGAGCCAATCAAGCTTGAGCCCACCCCCGCTAATTTAAAACGCTGCTATGTTCACCTCGCTCAAATCAATGAAGCCATTAAAGCAGGGACGTTTGACTACCTAGCCACGTTCCCTAACTCCCCTAGAGCAAAACTATATTCCAATCGCCGTACTTTCGGCACCTTCTTAAAGCACTGGCTTAACAACCACTACGCTATCGGCCCTGGCACTCATAAATTTTATAAACGAATTATTGAAGGCCAAGTATTAAAAACCCCTTTGGCTAAAATCCGTGTGGTTGATTTAACGTGGCTCGATGTTAAGGATTGGGCCTTAAAGATGGATGTCCTAGCAAAAACTCGCTCTCAACGAGTGGCTGTTCTGCGAGATGCCCTTAACTCAGCAATAGAAGAAGGCATTATTGCTGTAAACCCCTTGTATGGTAAAAAACTAAAAAGCCCCAAAGTTATTATACAGCCAGAAGCCACTCGCATTGAGCCTTTCTCTTGGGATGAACGAGATGCCATCATCAGAGCTGCACGTAGACAGTTCGGATTACAACTGATGTTTCAGTTCTTCACAGGACTGCGCCCAGAAGAAATAAGAGGTCTATGTTGGAGTCGTGTTGATTTCATCGGATGCACTATTCGGATAGACCAAGTAATCGTTGATGCAAGCCCTAATAAATTTCAGCCTCCTAAGTCACAAGCCTCTCTTCGGACAGTCGATTTAGTTGGCCCTGCAATGCAATGCTTACTTGCCTATAAAGAGTACACCTTTCTTAGAATGCCAGCGCCTAAAAAGTTTCCAGTAAAGCCAAGTATGGCTGACATTGTGTTTACAAATCCAAACACAGACAATCCTTGGAGTTCAACTAACAGCATACGTGATCAATGGGTTGATGTACTTAGAAAAGCAGGAGTTCGTTATAGAGTGCCTTATCAAACTCGACACACTTACGCATCGACCATGTTGCAAGTTGGAGAAGACTTAGAATATGTTGCGGGACAAATGGGGCATGAAACCAGCATAACCACGTTAAAACATTACGCGCGGTTTGTTCAACAAACAGGTGCGAGGCACGGGTCTAAATTAGAAGAAGCGTATCAGAAACAAATAGGGAATTAGGTACATAATCGTGTACCTTCTGCCAGCATTTTGCCAGACTCTAAATTAAATCCCTTATGAATCAAAGGGTTGTATGGTGCGGACGGAGAGACTCGATCTTCTTGTAGCCTATACAAAAACCTTATTAATCAACAAGTTAAAACAATCATTCTGCCAGCTTTTAGTGTGGAGACGGGTAGTTTATGGTCGGTTTGCCAGAATCCCTGCCAGCTTTTTTAATGCAATCTGGGCTTAGCGGTTGTCCGACTTAGCTCACCATCTTTCTTATGGTAAGTCACCGCCCTGGCACATCGCCAACTCACGTATCCACCCCTTGCCGAATACGCATCCCGTGCTGACAAAGTAGGATGCCTTTCTACAATCGCGCCACCGCCTTCTGCAATTTCTTGCTCCTGATGATGGTAATGCCCTGTGTGGATATAAGTGTACTCAGCTTCGCCCCACATCTTTCTAAACTTAGGCTCACTGGCAAACAACATCGGTAAGCGTTTGTTCGCTACTTTGTGTCCGTGATGGAATCCTAACAAAATGTCGCCATGTTGTTCTGCATAAAATGGCAGCGCTTCTGTGTTCACTGCGACACGAGGATTGTCTGCAAAGATCTTATTCATAGCAATGCGTAACCAGATCGAACCTGATTCATCGTGATTGCCCTCGCACATAAGCAGCTTAACATTGCGGTGCTTCTGTAATAGCAGCCCTGTCACTTCGCAGATTACTTCGATAGCGAGCTCAATGCATTCGCCATATCGACCTGACGCATCCAGCACATGTTTGCTTTGTGGGGTCACCGCGTCCAGCCCGTCAAAATGTAAGAAATCACCTAGCTGATTAAAGATAGCAAACTCTGATGGTGGGCTTTGTGAAATCAAATCCTGAAAAGCGTTTATCATCACTGACTTCGCCGTCGGTAAATCCCATCGTTCACCACCCTCACCTTCCCACGCTAACATACCTAAATGGAAATCCGTGAGTGTGTACACAGTACATAGTTCTTCATTGGGTGTTGCTGATGGCGGCTTGATCAGCGGTATGGTCTGCATTTTCTCAGCAGCCTTGCTCAACAAGTCTTGCAGTATGTCTAAATTCTCTGACTCTTTAAAGGCAGTCTTGTACCATGTGAGTGTGCCTTCATCATCCTTCTTCAAGAACGAGCGACCTTTAAGTATCTCACTTGGAGCCGTAGGCTGATTCAATCCAGCTTCAGGGGCAAAGCCTTCTTCCCTAGCCACACGCTCTCTCATGTTCTTCAAAGACCGCCGCATATTACGCTGGTCTTGCCCTAAATCAATACATGCCTGGTTAATTGAGCCCGCCGCTATAATGGCTTCTATCTTCTCCTTTTCTTGTGGGCGTGCATAAGGTAAATATTCGCTGTAATTCATAAGTAACCTTGTAATTATTGTTAAATACCTGCCGCATTAAGCCTTGTTAATATTGATAGTAAATCTACCTCAATACCGCCTGAGTTTGGGTCAGCAATAGATACGAAACCATCACCACCACTGTGTCCTGCATGAGTGATAACCACATAATTGTCACTCTGAGGATTCGGATGAGTGTAGTTCCAATAACCACCTGTTCCACCCGCTCCAACGGTCATCCGTACACTCTGTGCGTTAGTTGGTTTAGTCACTAATTGCGATACAGTTGTTCCCGCATTAGCGTAGGTCTGTGTGCCACCTGTAGATAGATCGAGGTGAGTGCTACCGTTACCTCCACCACCTGACCCTCTTGTGCCAGCAGAACCAATTCCACCTACGCCACCAGCTGCTCCGCCTGCTGCTTGGGACGATGCTCGACCCGCATAACCAGTATAATTACCGGCGTTACTTGAAACTGAATAACCTTGCGCTGCACCGCCTGCCGCAGTGTAAGTTGATATAACGCTACCTGTGCCATTCAAACCCGTCATAAACTGTATGGAAGAAGCGTTGCCTGCATTACCTGCCCGTTGCCGATAAGACCAAAAACCTCCAGCGGCATTGTTTTGTGATCCTGCTCCACCGCCCACTACAATGATTGTTATGGATGTACTTTGAGGAGAGAGGTTAGCAGTGTAAGTGCCAACGATATCATGTTCGAGCGCACTGCCTGCCGCACCCGTATATAAACGCACGTTGTTCAGTGCTACTGTT